TTGTTGGCACAAACATTGCCGGCATTGAGCATAGGAGCGCAGGTTGATATAGTCGAGTTCAGCGCCTATAGTTTTGTTCGAGACATAGGTAACTATACTCACACACATATCACTCCCAAACATGCCTATGCAATCATGCTGACTAAAAATTTCTGGAAACTTGATTTATCGGGACTGTGGATTACTTGCGGTGCTGAACCAGTGACCTGGAATATTATAGAAGCTTTTGTAACACTTGGTGCAACATTCATGGTCAATTGGGGTATGAGTGAAATAGGTCCAATTGCCATCAATCAAGTGTTTAACGACATCGGCGAAGTTTATAAATTAAAAAGTAATGCACCTGCCGGTACTACAATATTGGGCGATAGAAAATTTTGTGATCATAAAGTAGTAGATGGAGAATTACATGTTCGTGGAGATATATGTATATTCGATGATTGGTATGCTACAGGTGATAGCGTGATCATACAAGATGATGTGTTATATTATACTGGTAGAAAAAATATGGAGGTTGACTTTTGGAATCCAAGAAAAGGTTAACGACTGTAGAATACAGTCCTAAGCACGAAAACGATCTCAGATGGTTCTGCCAGGTCTGTGCAAAATTGGGCTACCGCAACAATTCTGATTTTGTTAAAATGAAATTAGATTGGTGTCTAGAAACTGATGGGCAATTTCATCTGACCTATGCAGATAAAAAACTGATAGCAGTTAGTGGATGCCATCCACTTCCTGAAATAGGATCTAATACCTATAGAGTATTGTTTAGGGGAGCTACTATAGAAAAAAATCTGCTAGATGTAGTGAGTAAGACTCATATGAATAGCCTAGTATTTTTATTGCATATTCCTAGACAAATAGAATGGGCGAGTAGTCGTGGCGCCGATCAATTCGTTATTACTACCAATTGGGTCAACCCGGATATAACTAGCATGGAGTCTAGTCACCGAGTTATGAAGTTACTAGAAAAACAAGGTATACTCGAATGTCTTGTAGAAAAAACAGAATTGTTTTATACAACTCAAACAGTATGGAAATTAAATGTTGAAAAGTATTTTCAAATAAGAAAAGAATTTATAAAGAGACATAATATAAAGGATCAATAATGATAGACAATAATGAAGATAATGCGGAGTTAATTAGGTCTGTAGTAAAAGAAACAATCAAAGTTATAGAGTCGGGCCATGTCCAGTGTGCAATCACTACATACGATCGTGGTGTAGTAGAATGTACTAAGATTAAAATTATAAAAAATATAAAAGAACATTTTAATTATAAAGAAAGATTTCCAGATTTTGATTGACAAACTGGTAAAATAAGTGTATAATTAAGGCATGTACAAAATAATAAGCAAGAATGGACTACCACTTTTTGAGTGCAACACATTAGATGAAGCAATGAGTTTTGCTAAATTGGTCAGTGTGTTTGTAACTATTAAAGGCCCAGATTTTGAAGCCTGTGGTATGTTTGGTGTCGACTCTGTTAAGGACGGAAAGTGTCCAGACGGTGTTGACTATGATTGGAATAAAGCGTCCCGTATCGGCCGGGTTAAAAAGGAGAGAGTATAATGCCATGGATTGAAAATGTAAGTTTGGGTGATATCCCAAAAGGTCGGCACCACAATGCTGGAGAGAATTCAATGCTGATTCAGATTGTTGACCCGGCCATGACATTCCCTGTTCCCATGCACAAATTCAAAGAAACACATCAATTTGAGTTTTTGGACATTGAAGAAAAGGACGAGTGTTTAGAAGAGTCTATGCGATGCAGTCACGAGCAGGCCGCAGAGCTTGTTCGTCTGTTACAACACGCATTGGCCAACCGCATGAACGTCATTGTTCATTGTGTAGCAGGTGTATGCCGAAGTGGCGCAGTCTGTGAAGTTGGCGTTATGCTGGGCTTCGACGATACTGAAGTCTTCCGTAGTCCTAACCTGTTGGTCAAGCATCGTATGATGAAACACCTGGGGTGGACCTATGATGAGAACGAGCCTCACACTATCAACGGTGTGACGCTCGATTCTGGATTGATCATTCCTAAGAAAGCGATAGATTGGACGAACGACAACGAAAAGGTGTTTGCTCTTGCAGGTGCAAGGTATGACCGCAGAAAACAAGAAAGAGAAGGCGATATATAATGCCTAAATGTTATCAACTAGTCGGAGTCCCTGGATCTGGAAAATCAACCTGGATTAAGAATCAGGATTGGGCGTTGGGATTAACCATAGTGTCAACAGATGCGTTTGTCGAAGACTATGCCAGACAACAAGGCAAGACCTATTCAGAAGTTTTTACTGATTACATGCCTACCGCAGTTGACCTAATGGCCGAACAGGTAGTACGGGCACGAACATTAGGGCATACTATAATTTGGGACCAAACCAGTACTACTATCGCTAGTCGTGCTAAGAAGTTTCGTATGCTTCCCGACTACGAACATATTGCTGTGGTATTTAAATGTCCGGACGCGGACGAATTAGTGCGTCGATTGGCAAGCCGTCCTGGAAAATTAATTCCTGTTGACATTATAGAAAGCATGATTAAAAATTTTGAAGTACCGTCTGAAGAAGAAGGGTTTAAAGAAATTTGGATTGCCGGTTGACAAACTGGTAAAAAGACAGTATAATATAACATTAAGAAAGGGAACATATGGCAGGAACTGCGAAATCGGTTTACCTAACAATTACCAAAAAAGGTAGTTACAAGACAGAATTTACCAAAGTATTTTTTGATGCTAAGGCATACAATGAATATGTAAAAACAGATGAATTCAAAGCCAAATGGCCCCAAGAAGAATATGTAATCACAAAAGAAGTTTATTAAAGAAAGGAGGGCAAGATGCCAAGTGTATTTTTAGTCAGCGACACGCACTTTGGTCACGCAGGTGTTTGCCGCTTCACACGCAATGACGGTGTAACAAAGTTACGGCCGTGGACTGATCCGGCAGAGATGGACGAAGCCATGGTCAAGGCTTGGAACGAACGAGTCAAGCCCACAGACAAGGTCTACCATTTAGGCGATGTAGTTATTAACCGCAAGGCATTGGCTACATTAGCTCGATTGAACGGAGACAAGGTCTTAATCCGCGGTAACCACGATATCTTTCCGGATGTAGAATATAGACAATACTTCCGTGAATTACGAGCCTACCATGTAATGAGCGGTATGATCTTAAGTCATATCCCATTACATAGTGACAGCTTAGGTCGATTTGGTACCAACATACATGGACACTTACACGCAAATCGCGTTAAGAAGGCTCGTGGGGTTGATGCTCGTACAGGAGAAATCTTATACAGCGACGAAATCGATGTCCGTTATCATTGCGTTTGCGTTGAGCAAACACCAGACTTTGCGCCAATCTTGTTTGAGGATGTTATCAAGCGTATCAAGGAAGAAGGCGGAGAGGTTGATTTTAGGAACGGAAACGGTCCTACAATGTGAAAAAAACAGTTGACAGATCTGCAAAACTGTCGTATAATAGTTACTTACTTAGGATAGTTACAGCAATTTTAATTCAATCATAATGAAGAAAAAAGCTATCCTGTCATTTTAAAGAAAGGAGAACGAAATGACCACTTTCGCTGAAGCAGTTAAGTCTACCCCAGAGGTAGCTCGTACCGAAAACGGTATGAAGGCAAAGGCTCATTCGGGCAATGCCCTTGTAGATCTGTTCTACAAGATCGGTGCAAGCCGTGGTAAGTCTGTAACTGCAGACTTCGAAAAGGCTTTCCAGGAAGATGCTGACCTGGCAATGAAAATTGCATTTTGGTCGCGTGATGTCCGTGGTGGTGCAGGTGAACGTCAGCTGTTCCGTGATGTACTTGTACATCTGGAAAAGTTGCATCCAGATACTCTGGAAGCCGTTCTTCCTTTCGTAAGCGAGTTCGGCCGTTGGGACGACTTGCTAGTATTCAAGACTGAAAAGTTTAAGCACATGGCCTATACCCTAATCGGTGATGCCCTGCGTGAACGAAACGGTCTGTGTGCCAAGTGGATGCCTCGTCAAGGACCAATTGCGGTTGAAATCCGCAACTTCTATGGTATGACTCCAAAGTTCTACCGTAAGAGTTTGGTTGCGTTGACTAATGTTGTTGAACAAAAGATGTGTGCAAAGGACTGGGATTCTATTGAATTCGGTAAGTTGCCATCATTGGCTTCGGCTCGTTACAACAAGGCATTCGCCAAGAACGCTTCTGCGTCTTACAACGCCTACAAGGCTCGTTTGACTGCTGGTACAGACAAGGTAAACGCTAGTGCTGTTTACCCATACGATGTCATCAAGACCTTGCGTCATGGTGGCGATGGTGTAGTTGCAGATGCTCAATGGGC